TCATGTCGGGCGAGTTTTGGTACATGGTACTCAATGACATCCATCATGCAGCGCCATGCGGCTTCTGCGCCTTTTGTCTCGTAAATCTCATCAAGCCAGAGGTTAAGGCGATGGGCATTGCCGTCTACGAGTCGGGCGATGGCCTCCCTCGCTTCTGCGGTTGCTTTGTTAGGCGATCCTTTAGGTCTTGGCATAGGGCTTATTTATGCACAAATGAAACAATAATTAAAGAGGAGTTACTTACGCTCCAATATGCGTACTTTCTTTTCCTCGCCGGGGAATACGACAAAGTTGCGTGTGCCGGTGCCGCCTTGGCCTCGGCTGCCTGCGTCCTGATACTTCACTCCCAGAACGCCTTGGCTTTGCAAAAACTTGGCTACTTTTGGTTTTTCGCCGCCTTTTGCGGAACCGTATCCTTCATAAATCCAGCCGTGCATGGTTTGACCAGTTGGATTTGCAAACATTTTTTCTACTTCTGCTTGCGACCTGCCTTGATTCATTAACTGTTTTTTTAGTTTTTGCGCTTCTTTACTTTGTTGCCAAGATTGCCATGCCGCTTTAACAAATTCTGGCTGCTCGCTTAACGGCTTATCCCAATCCAGCATNNCGGTCAATCATTTCGTCGGGTAGGTCGGCTTTGTAGAACGATCCTGCGGAAAAATCTTTATACGCCTTTTCTTCTGCTTGCCTTACTTCTTTAATGCGATTAATTAATTTTGGATCAAATTTTTCTGCGTTTTGTTCAGCATACATAAATGCGCTAATTTCATTTTTTGGAATAATATCGCCGTGTTTTTTTCGCAATTCTCGTTCAATTTTTGTCATTTCCGCTTGCGCTTTACGGTAAGAAGAACCTTTAACATTTGCTTGGGTTGCCCAATCTGCGGGAGTTTTAATATATGACGTCGCTACATTCGGATTTTCAGCAAAATAAATTCCATGCCCGTAGGCCTGCGCGCCCTCACCCGTACCGATCTTGCTGGCGTCAAACTCGCCAAGCGGGTTGGCCTCTGTGGCCGGGAAGCGGTGCGGGGTGCCGTGGTAAACATCCAGTTCCAACCGCGTCGGGTCAAAGCCCTTCAGCAGTTTGGCAAGCTTACCGCCCGGTATCGCCCCTGCCGCTGCCATAGCCATGCCAGCGGGGTCGTTAGCGCGTCTGGCGCGTTCTACGTCACGGGCGGCGAGTGCCTGCCCTACGCCGGGGACAAAGCTTGCGCCCGTCTCTACGGCGATGTCGGCAAGGTCTTGCTCTTGGGGGTCTAGCGAGGTAGCGCGTTCAAAGCGACCGCGCAAGTCGGCCTTGTCCTGCAAATAGCGCAGGGCAGCGGCAACCTGTTCGCGGCGCATAGGCATTAACGGAACCGCTCCAACTTGTACGACAGCGCGGCGATCTCGCCCACGATCTCGTCAATGATGTTCTGCAAGTCCGTGTCTTTCGGCAGGTCGCCTCGGATGCCCTTCACAAACGTCAGCAGGCTGTTGGCGTAGGCGGCGGCATCCTTCTGTACTTTAAACCCGTCAGGGTAATCGTCCAGCGGGATGATGCCGTAGTGGCCCTGATATGCCTCGGCGTACTTGTCGGCCAAATCCACGATGTTCTCGTAATAATGACCAAGTGCCTTGTGCGCGGCATAGCTCGCCGTCTGCAAATGCAGGAAATGCGCGGCGGTGCTGCTATGCAGCAATACCCCGACAAACTCGGCAGCGTCTTTATGCGACATAGAACCTCCGCATTGCGAGGGTAATGCGAGGCTATTGACTCGTCAACCGCACGATGTTGTGCGGGACGACCATTGCTAATGTGGATTCATCGGGCAATCCGTGCTTTTCTAAAAGTTCCTTTTCGGCGGGGTACACCAGCATTGCCCCCTCGTATTGGAACATTTGCGCGTTGGCGACACCTTTCTCCACGCCCTCAAAGTCATCTAGCACCACGACCGTGTTGCCGTGGGCAATTTCTGCCAATAACCGAACGTCCTTCGGGGTCAGCCTACCGTCCAGAAATATCAGGTCGGCCTTAATCTTGTTTTTCAGCATATCCTCAAACATCTCGGTGCTGCCTTTCATCGGGTACTGATTGACCTTGAACGGCAGCTTGATGTCGTTGCTGTGATCGCAGGTGTAAACCGTTGCCCCGCTGGAAACGAGCGCGAGCGTGGATTTGCCGATGTAGGTGCCGACCTCCGCGACGACCTTCGGTTTGACCGCCTGCACAACGCTGTAAAGACACCAAAACGCGGCAAGGCTGATGCTGCCCGTCGGTGCCTGTGCCGTAGCGCGTAGCGCATCCAGCATATTGAGCTGATCCACCCACGGGATTTTCGGCTGGCTCACCATGTTTTCCAGCAGCGTTTCCCAAATGATGCGGCTGGTTCTTTTGCGATTTAAGTTAATCATGCTAATTTCTCCCTATGTCAACTTTCGTGTTTTTCCACGTTGGCACCGATCTTTCCATGCCAACGGCTATGGTGGCGTCGCTTAAAAAGCACAATCCCGGCGCCGAAATCATCCAAGTCACCGACAACGCGACCCCGACCGTCCCGGGCGTCACATGGTTGCACCCGACGATGGGCGACCCCGCGCACCTGATGCTCTGGCGTACCTCGGCTTTCGCCGATCTGCGCCTTGACCAGCCTGCGCTCTACATGGACACCGATATGCTGGTGCGTAAGCCCATCCACCCCGAGTTGCTCTTGGGCGGTGCGCTGATCGCGGTCTGTCGGCGCTCGTTCATGCGCGAGGCCATTTTTAACGTTAACCAGCGCGGGCAAGATTATTCCGAATACGCCGGTAAAACGCTGGATGAGGTCTACCCATATCTTGGCTGTGCAACCATCACCCCCGATGCCGAGGTGTGGATCAAGCTCGCGGAGCGATATGCCGCTCTGCCCGACAAGTTCAAGGCGTGGTACGGCGATCAGGAGGTTCTGCGAGATTACGTCAACGGCCTCTCGCCGCTTTTCGTCAAGAAGCTGGACGAGTACCGTTATGCCTGTCTGCCCGAGCATTTTGCCGAGTTTCCCTCGCCCGTTATTGCCCATTACAAGGGTAAGCGCAAAGCACAGATGTTTACCGACGCTGCTCTGGCTTGATGGCATCGTCGTATAAGGCCCAGAGATCGCGTATCGCGGCCTCTGCGTCACGGGCGACGTAATACTCGCCCCTACCGTCAAAGACGCTCTTAAAGGCTTCCTGCGCCTCCCGTAGCCGCCCCTTTGGCATCTTGATCTCTACCCAGCACACCCACGACTTACCGTCAGGAAGGGGCTTGGTGACGAGTTTATCGGGGATTCCGTGGCCTGCCTTTCCAAAGTCTGTGACCGTAAAGCCTGCCTTGCGTAAAGCGTCGGTGATCAGGGCGTCGTTACCGTCACGGCGCAGGGCGTGTCTCATCGCTTGAACACCCACATTTGTCGGTAATACCGCATCTCGGTGTATGCCCCAACGCCTGCGTCAATCTCGCGGGCAATGGCATCCCACAGGGTTTTCATCAGCTCTCGGTCGTTCTTTAGGCTCTTGCTGAAATGCTTGTTGTATTTGTCACGGTAAGCGTCGTTGTAGGTACAGGCCATGTCCTCAATGACGTAAAAGCCACCGGGTTTGACCCATTTCCAGCAATGCACAAAGTTACCCAGCACATCCTCGGCAATATGGCTACCGTCATCCACCACAAGGTCAAAACCCTCTCGGTTGACCTCTCGCGGGTCGCTAATCGTGATGGTGACGTTTTTTAGGTCTTTGCAGAGGTTTGCGCACTCAGGCTGTATGTCAAACCCCTCAATCGTTGCAGCAGGCAAATGGTTCGCCCACATCCGCAAACTGGCCCCGCACGCCACGCCGATCTCGGCAAGACGTAACGAATGGGTTTTGCGGTGCGTGACGCCTAATTCACGCAGGATTTGCTCGTAAATATGCGTGTAATTGTGCTTTATCGTGCCTTTGTCCGATCCGTACAAGTCGGCAAGTCCGGTAAGCGAGATTTCCGTAAGGTCAACCTCACCCGTTTGCGGGACGTACTCCTCGGGCGTGACGGTATCAAGGTAACGTCTGACGCCTCCTCGTTCCTTGCTTCGTTGATCGCTCTGCCCAACCATATTTGCCACCATATTCTGTTACTCGGATAACCGTTCAACGGGGGTGTTCGCACGACATGACTCTCGCTGATTGCCCTGTATCTTCTCTGGGCTGACTGGGTTTACTCTCGGGGTATGAAGTTTCATCTCCCATGATCTGACCGCCAGTCTGTCGTGTCCCAATTGCCTTTACCGTGATTACATTCGTGACACAGTATCTGCAAGTTATCCAACGACAATGCAAGTTCTGGATGCGTTAAACGGGGTTTGATGTGGTCAACGTGCATTGTTGCGCCTGTTGCCGGTGTCGCGCCACAACACATACACCGCCGACCGTATTTGATTAACGCCTGCATTCGTAACCGACGCCAATCATAAGTTTCTAAAAACTCTACCTTTGCTTGTTTTGTTTTCTTCGGAAGTTTGTGCTTATTTGCGCTAATTACTTCCAACATCACGGCTTTATGACGATCTAGGTAATTGATGTTTTTTTCCGCAACACCAATGCACGGCATTCTATGCACTTCTTGCAATAACTTTACCGCCAGCCTGATCGGTGATTCACCGCTCTCTAACCCCTTTCCCCTTACTGCTCTAACGTATCTACTTGCTACCCTTATCCTTCCTGCTTCACTCTGTCTTCTCATGTCTTAAACCCCTATGCTTGGAAGCCCGGGAATGGCCCCCCTACCCCCCACTTCTGCGGAAGGTAGCGAGGCTTGCCTTATGCCCGTATAGCCACGGTGTTTAGGCCCGCTGCGTTTTGGTAAGCGGTACGCAGCCCGATCCAAACGACCGGCCCTCCGCTGACAGATTTGGCCCATGTCAAGGGGCTGCGTGTTGGGGTGTTTGACACGACCAGAACAGCCGTGTGAAGATACCGACACGCGAAACGTCAACTTCAGCGTAAAGGCTCCCCCGTAGCCGCGTCAAGCCCCCGATCAGGGGGTTTGTCGTTTCTGGCCCCTGTCGCCGCATTAGACGGCTTTCGGGGGCTTTATCAGCCCTGCCTTGGCCTGCCATACCCGAGCCGCTGGGATCGCCCCAGCCTTGACCCAATGGCTAACCGCGCCTTTGGTGACGCCAAATGCCTTGGCTACAGCCTGCTGGC